GCTGCTGTTACTAATGCCATATTTATTTATTTTATAAGTTTTACAAATTCAAACGATGGCTCTTCATCTTTGTGCCATCCTAATTTTTTATACGTTTCTCCGAGTTTCTTATGTCTGCAAATAGAAAATAAAAACTTATATCCTAAGCTTTTAACCATTTTCTCAGCTTCATTAGTCATTAACTCTACAGCTTCTTGTCTATCGTCCTCTCTATAATCTGGGTCTGATATAATCCATTCATATAAAGCTACATCTGCATTGGTTAAATAAACAAAAGAAGCCATTATTAACTTGTCATTTGATGTTACAACTAAACCTGTTTTAGGTAAAAACCCTTCACCAGGATCAACCCAATCAGGCCAAGCTTCCCACCATTTTCTTATTGTATCTAAATCTTTTTGTTGTAATTGTCTTGTATTTAATTTCATATAATATTATTGTGATGACACCACAAATTTACTTGACACGCAATATAGTTCTTTAACTCCACCTAGCTGAGTAGAATCATCTGTACTTAATTTAACTGTTGTGTAAAAACCTTTTATACCACTCATTGAATTTCCAAATACAACTTCACCATCGAATGGTTGTGAAGCATTAACTAAATTAGCTACATATTTGTTTTCTTTTAAATAAAATCCAGCGTATTGCTTCATTTGGGTGTTTTCATCTATATATTCACCTTCTTGAAGACTTGGAATACTATTTATCTTGTCTTGAGCTGGGTAGTAAGTATTTGAAAAAGTATTAAACAACGCTGCGGTACTATCTGACACAAAGTATTCTACTTGCCAACCATTACTACCTTCATATCCTATTGTTTGGAAGTTTTTAGATATAGATGGCTTAGGATTAAATATAAATTCTATTGAAGATTTATATTGTGTACCATAAAAATTACCATGATTTAGTTGGCCTCCTTGATAATGTTGATATAAGTCGAAATTATTAACAGTATAAAACTCATTTTTTAAACTACCCATCGTTGTAGGATTGTAGCTGTAAAAACTAACCCAACCATTTATGCTTTCGTCAAAGTTAACTGTATTAAACGTGTTGTAAGTTCTAAATTGATTTGTATAGTCGAAGTTGTCTCCAACTTCTCTACCTTCTGAAACTCTAGAACATGGTTGCGTAACACCATCTTTTATAGATAACACGTAATTATTGTTATGGTTATCAAAAGCACCTAAAAGCTCATCATAAACGTATGTAACAAAAGATATTGGATAATCACTTGCTATTTCACTGTATGATGTTAATCCAAATGTATCTGGTCTCCATGGCAGTGAAACCGAAACAACCCTTATGCCAGAGCCACTACCTGTCGATACATTAGTAACAAAAAGACCTGGTACTTGTATGTTATTTATTTGAATAGAAGAACCTATTATTATATTATCAGCACTACAAGAGCTATCAAAAATTTCAATGGTATTTATATATTGTTCAGCAACTAAACCTTCGTCAAAATATCTAAATGATAAAGATCTTCTTAAAGGTTGGTCAGTTATTGTGGAAAACCTATCTCTAAAATAATCAGTCATACCATATGAGGATATTTCAGTTAAACCATCTCTAGATAATCTCATTACAGCGTTTCTATATTTATCTGTAAAATACTGTCTAAAACCAAATTGAGCCCATGACTCGGGATTTTTGCTTATACCAAATTCACCAACGTAAGGAACAATCTGTCCTATAACCGTTTTAGTAGAAGAAACAGGTGTTCCAACGCCTTCAGCAGAATATATTGCGTCTTTGTCTATCAATGCTTTGCTAACTTTATTTTCTTGAAATATAGTTAAGTTAGTATCATAGGAATAAAGCTTCTGAATAGATCCATTTTCTGGATCTACACTTTTAGTTATAGGATTTGCTGTTGAAAAAACATTTGTATTATTTACACCAGTTAATGAATTAAATATACCGGAATAAATTAACGAAGAGCTTCTAATTGTTTGTTGATTATCTTCTTCAACAGTGTAAGCTTTAACGCCAAAATCTACAGTGGTGTTATTGTAACCACCAAATATTCTAGCTTCCTCAATAGCCCACTGTCTTTCTTTACCTTGTTCTTCAGTAGGGTTTACACTAACTAAGCTGCCGCCGCATTCGGGTAAATCTAATTGAGACCCAGATCCACCTATAGGATTATAAGAATTCCAATCTCTTCCTCCCCAAGGAAAACAAGGGTATGGAATTAGCACATCTGGATTTGTAACATCAGGTTTTGATAGTTTATCACCCCAAGGTAAACCAGGCCATGTAGGTATTATGTAACCACCTTTGAGTGTTCCAGTTGAATTTTCATTTCCTCCAACTTCAACCTCTGTTGTTACTGTTGAAGCATTATCACTTTGAGTTGATTTTATAGAACTTCCTACTACTTTTTTTAACCAAAAAGCGTTGTAATATTTAATTGGTAATTGATAAGCCATAATATATAATCACTTTGTTTTTTAATTTTTTACGGGTTCAACCTCAGAGGTGTATTTGTTCTAGTACTCCACCATGGCAAGTATACAGGTACATCCCACTCTACAAAAGCGCCATCACCACCTACATCAGTTGCTCTTACTGTAACAACATATCTACCACCTGGTAACCCAACACCAAACGCATTAGGACCATTCCATGATTGCGAAGTGGCACCTGGAGTTCCAGCATGTATCTTTGCTTTTGCTTTTTGATAGCCAGGTTGCGTTTGCTCTGGTTGTATAAAGAACGCTTGACCATTTGTAGAACTACCGTATCCAGAGTTATTAATACCACCTAGATAAAACAAATGACCCATAGCATTAGCTACTTGAGACGCATTAGGTGCCCAGTTACCAATAGTTTTTGCAGCATTAGAATAGTATGGAAAAAAATCATATTGATCAGAGTCACCGCAAACAACCTTACTAATATAACCAGTGTGTTCAAGATTAAACTGATAAAAAGTATTTGCACCATTTCTTATTTTCATAAAGTCTGGAGCGTTTGCATAGCTAGGCGTGCTTTTAAAAGCACTATAAAGACCTTCTGGATCGTTCTGGAGTAAACCATTTATATCTGGCCAATAATGATGAGGATATTCATTTGCTGAATCACTAGTTTGATATGCGTTTTGTTTAAAACCTACTACTTGTTCTCCAAGTTTGTTTTCTGGATCTAGTTGGCTTTCTCCTTGAAAACCAGCTCTAGTAGAATTAGAACTGTTATCCCAGTATATTGGACCCCTTGGTATGTATTTTAATATAGCATTTCTATCGCTGTTACTTAAGGAGTTGATAACAGTTTCAGGTATTAAACCAAATACAACTTCACCAGCTGGTTGAACATCAAAATATTTAGCACCTGTTGATTTAGGAATAACTAGAGGTGCGGATGTTCTTGAAGGCATTTCCCAGTAATAAGGTTGATCAAAAGGAAATTTTGTTAAAAAATTTTTATCACCATAACAATCCATAACGTCCGCTAGGATATTTGTTCCAAAAAAGAAGTCTGATGTATTTCCAAATGGTATTTCATTACCATGTGGAATCATCATGCTAACCTGGTACATTCTAGGAATAGACCATTGTATCTCTAATGCGGTTCCTATACCAGATGGTGATCCATTTATATTTGGCCAACTTTCAAGTATTTCACTGCCAAATTCCCCGTTCATAACAGCAAAAGAACCATCCCACTCAGCGGTACCTGTGTTTGTTTGTACGTCTTTGGTAAATGCAGTTTCTTCAAGTATAGAACTATTAAACTTTATATCTGGTTGAGAACTCCAACCTGTAGCTCCTCTAAAATATTTAGGCATTTCCAAATACTCGCCACTATTACCTGAAACTGGGTAATTATCATTATTAATAGGGTATAGTGAAGGATCTGGAGCATATATTTTTTGAGAATACGTGCAGCTATTTAAACTACTATCACCCGGTTGGTAAGTAGTTGGTCTAAATCTACCATCACCGTTTTTACTATCTTGAGTACCAGGTAATGTGGGTCCACCAAACCACCCAAAGTCATACATTCCTGATTGTCTAATATCGCCACTATCTTCATTTGTGTCTACGCAACATGGAGATGATTCATTAAAATATGGTGCAGCATTGATATATTTAACTGTAGTTGGTTCTATAACTCCAAAGTTAACAGTAGTATTTGAAAAAGAAGATTCAGGATCAACATAACTTCTCCACGATTTGCTAAGCAAAGGGTTATCATCCCATCTGATACCAAATTTTTGACTACCTTGAACAGCTTTTAAAGACATGGTTTGTGCATCTTCTCTTTTAGACTGAGTATCTAGGTCACCTCTTACACATATAGATTCTTTAACGTCCACCCAGTTTATTTCAACATTATTACCATTACTATTAACAGCTTCTAATCTTTCAACTGGCGGTTTGTTACTTAGATAACCTGTTAAAGAAGTAAAACTCGAAGAGTTAGTTGTAGTGTTTGTTAGTTCAAACTTAAATGTATATTGATTTTTCAGTTGATCTTGCCAATGTAAGAAACCTGGATTAGTTTGGCTAGCTGCAGCTATCTTTAGTTCAACTTCACCAAAGCCTAATTGAACCAACTCAAATTGATCAATACAGGGTACATTGTCACCTCTAGTAACTTCAATTAAAGATATTTCTGAAGAACCTACTAATGTTAAACCAGTTGGTCCAACTGCTGAAAACTGTCCAGATATAGAACTACCATAGGGATCACCTTCGCTCCAACTTATAGAAACTGGAGAAAATCCAGATGGCGCTGTATTATCTACACTTTTAATTTTTTCATTTAAATCACTTATCAAGCCACTACTAGATGTTTCCCAAAATATATCTAATAAACTTTCTACTGGTTTAGTTTCACTTACGCTTAATGTAGGTCCAATAGCAAACTCAGTGTTGTTAACTTCTATAAGATTTTTAGTATCATCATCAGGATCTACCTTTTTCTCTATTGTTATACAACCATTAATACTGCTATTTGCTACTATACCAAACTTTTTGTCCGTACTTATTCTAGCTATAAAAGGATCAGTTTCTGCTTTATATATTGAATTAGGTAATATAGGATAAGCAGGATTAGTTATTAAATTACCTAAATCTAATTTTGACATATTTGATATAGTAACAACTTTATCTCCTTTTAAAGAAGGTGAATAAGACTGACTAGAGTATTGAATATCGTCGTTGTTGTCCTGAAGTAAAATACCCTCTACTCTATGAAACAATCTTTCTGAACTTCTAAAAGACTTCTGCTCAGGGCCTACTTCGTTTAAATCTCTAGGCACTTTGTTTATATTGTCTCCAATTAAGGTTAAATGTGATGTTGCGTTTTGTTGACCTAGAGGATAAATCATTTTAGGAGTTTCGCCAAAAGTATCATCAACTTTTCCATCAATGTTTTGATTACATGGGTAGCCAGCTAAAGCGCTAGGCATATATACATTGTAATATTCTTGCTCTGTTTGTTTTACTACTATATTATAACTATACCAACCTAAAGGCCTGTCAGCTGGGCAAACTGCATTACCTCTAAACGATTCACCTACCCAACCTGGGCACGGGAAAACAGAACCCTGCCAAGGAGCAACCACTTCCATACCATCCACCCAATTATTATCACTTGATTTAATTTCAATTTCAGATACATTACCATCAGCATCACTAAATGCTTTAATTTGAGCGTTAGCTGTGGGGCTAAAAAGACTATTTGTAACATCAAACGTGCAACTACTGTTAGCAGGAAAAGTTGCCGTAAGACCTGGGTTTACTAAAATGTTAACTAAAGTTCCATCATTAATAGAGTATACTCCTGGATAACCATCATTAGTTTTTTCTTCTGGTATTACGTTATTCCAAACAATACTTAAATTATCACCTGGCCAAGTATTGGCGGCTTCGTTAGGTATTTGATTCTTGTCATATATTATTAAATTATTAGAATCTGCATAATTATGAAATATAGTTGAGTTCTTTTTTGCACTAGGATTTTCTTGAAAGTCTACTAATTCAGAAAGAATTACATTTGATCTTCTACCATACCTATCAGATAATACTACACCAACTTGATATGTTCTATTTTGTTTTAAAGTATGGTTTTGATATTCTTTTCTAACGTACTGAAACTCTTGATCAACCACTGTTGCTCCGTCAGTATAATCAGGTATAAAAGGTTTTTGCCCAACAGATAAATAATAGTCTAGTCTTTCTGGTGATGCATTTTTTTCAACAAAGTTTGCATATATTACTCTGTTCCCAGATATTTCCTGGGCCAATGCTCTAAGTGGGATAACATCGCTTACTCTAGTTACTTGATCTGTTGGTAAAACTCTCCATGGTTTTTTACTTTGATAATCGTATAATAAATATTTGCTATTTACGTTTTTTAATTCTGATAAGCCAAGTGTTTCAACAACATAAACGTTATTGCTAGAAGAGTCTTTTATTAGTATATCAACCTCTATAACTTTTAAAACATCATTTAATTGAGACCAATTTATATAAGTTTCATCATTACCATTGGTTGGTGATATTAAACATATTTCTATATTAGTCACTTTGTTTTGCATAAAAGGAACAACAGTAGAATCAAATGTTTCTGCTTCTTGACCAAAAATAGAAGGAGGTGAAGGTTCGTTGCTTACTAAAACTGTTGAATCAAGTTTATATTTATCACCTATGAAATAACCATCTTGTTGAGGTATGAAAGCAGTTTGTGTGAATGGAGCTATTAAAGAATATTCATTGTTGTCAAATTTGAATCTATAGCTAAATCTAACAAATTTTTCTTTTAAATACTCAGGATCACCTGGCCATATTATGGAGTATTCTGGATTTTTGAATTGAAAATAAAGTATAGGTTTAATACTACCTCCGCTTATTGGTAGACTTGTTTTTATAGTAGTTACATTATTTGCAGTGTCAATACTTAATACTTCTTCTAAAGTAGTACCAGCTGCAACACCTTGCCCGGTTATTAAACAACCATTTGGTTGACCTACGTAACCAGGTGTTTTAGGCATTATATTAGTGTAACAACCAGTAAGGTAAACCACGCTGGAATCAGTGCTATCAAAGTTTTTTACCTGAGCCGCTGTATGTATTGGCAAGTACTCACTAGTTGTATCAGTCATTGTTGACTCCCATTTAATAGCATCAGGTCCACTACCTGGTATAAATTTCATTAGTAATGGAGCTTTATAGGGATAGTATTTAGCAACAGATATTTGATCTTCTGTATAGTAGTAATTAGAGCCTGCTAGGTTAATATCAATTTTTCTAGGTTGGTTTCTATTATCTGTAAAAAACAATAGATTTTCTAGTAAATTAACCCCAACAATATGATGAGTTTGAGAAAAATTTAAAAAACTACCTTCTACTAATATTGAAGATACTTTAGTTTGAACATTGTAAGATACTATATAACAAAAAACTCCTGTAACATTTATAGCTTCATTATCTAGTTGGTTTGGTGAAGAGTCTGTGTAATTAGTTAAAAATAAAAACACACGATTACTATTATCGTCAAAGTAACTTCCAATTGTTTTTAAATTTTCACCACTTAAACCAAAGTCTGTAAGTTTTACATTACCTAAAACTGTTTCTAATGCTCCAACATCGTCTCCTTCTGATCTACTTATTTGAACGTTTTCACCGTCTCTATATTGACCATTAGGTAGTATTCTACCATCCATGTCCTTATTCATTTTGGACTGGATAAATGTATTTTTAGCTTCTGGCATTTAATTAGTATTTAATCCACTTAGCTTTGCCTCTCATAACTTGGACAAACTCTTGGGGTTTTATATTTGATAATCTTATTTTTGCATTACGCAATTGAGCTCTTCTGTCTTTTTTAAATCTAGCAACTAGATACTCTGGAACATTTTTTCTGCTTGCTAATATGCTGTAGGCTATGTGCATATATAAAGCTTCTTCTGCTAATTTAGGTATTTTAGTATCTTGATCATAAGCTAAACCATCAGATATATAGTCTAATATTATTAGCCTACCACTTAAGTTACTGCTAAAAGATATTTTACCTTCACGCGTATTCATAGTAAACCAACCATTATAGTTAGCTAACTCAGGCTCTAATCCAAATCTTTGACCTAGTAAAGCAATTTCTCTGGTTGCGTATATACTATCTCCAATACCGTCTCTAAATATAGTTCCTTCAGTAGGTTGATCGTTTGGGTTATTACCTTGCCATTGACCTTCAGTTATTGATGCTCCTTCTAAGTTTTCACCAAATTGATCTTGAACAGGTATGCCATGTCCAGAGCTAGGGAAGTTAAAACCAAAAGGATTATTAGTTGTATTAGTATCTTGTATAGGTGATTCTGTAGGATTACCAGTTAAGTTAGTTGGATATATTGGATGTTTTATACCTGACTTATCTATCCAAGCTATACCTACATAATTAACATAATCTTGAGGAATTATAACAGATAGACTAGGTGGTATAGTCAACTCCATTGATTTAACACTTCTTAATGTATCATATGAAAATTCCTGCAAACCTCTTTTAGCATAAAACAACACATCAGACCTCTTAACTTTACTTATTAACTTATCATTACCAACATAACCTATCATAAAGTTATTTACTAGTTCAAATATAGACAAGTATTGATAATCACCATAGTTAGGTGCTCCATCAACTAATTGAGATTTTAATTTTACTCTAACATAGTACCCGTCTGTAACTGCATCGGGATTATTGAATTTTAAAACGCTGAAAGATTGTGTATTTGAAAATTTAGATATAGTAAAACCTCCACCAGTTCCATTTGGCCCAGCTGGTGAGTTAACACCTCCAGTTCCATCCCATAATTCATAAGGAGAAAGACCATCAGGACTAACCTCTACGTAAAAATTGTTTAAATGGTATTCATAATTACTAGGATCCCAAGAATCTAAAGAACCCATTTCTAATATTTCATTGAATGTATATACCATAGAATCCAACACTAAGTTAGTATAACTAGCTATATTACTTTGCGTGCCAACGTAATACTGTTGATTGGTCTCTGTTATTGAGCCACCATTTGGAGTGTTATTTAAAAATGACATATATTATTAACTTTTTTGATTAACTTCAGTGGCTTGAGCTTGAGCTGCAGCAGCTTGAATTATTTGTGGATCTCTTATAACAACGCCAGAGTACATTAATATTCTTATTATTACCTCTGTTTGTTCAGTGCTATCTATTTCAAAGTTTTGAGAACCTGTATTTGGAACTACTACACCAGAAGAATTAGGTGTTCCATCCCATATATATTGTCCAAGATTACCTACGCTATAAGCCCATACAACATCCAAAGGTTTTCTAATGTAGGAAATACTTATTTCTTCTGTTATTTCTCTAGGGTAAACATATATTCTTATACATTCTGGACATAATATAACAGAACTATTAAGTGGATCAACAGGGCTAACGTTACCTTCTTGTATATATAATGGGTATTTTTTACTTGGACGAGTTAACTTAGACATATTTAAATGTAAATACTCACCCCTGTTAGTCATTTGCAAGTGTTGTTCGTCTTTATACATTATAGTGCCAATACGATGCACGTTTGCTGGTAAATAAAAATAAGGACTAGCTATGGGTCCGTTTACATCTGCACCGTAGTAAAATGCTTGTCCAAATGTTTTAAATATAGATATTTTTTCTTCTATATTATCTACTCTGTCTGCATATTCATCTTGAAGACCAGGACCTCTTAATTGTTGGTTTAAATCTTCAAAGTATTGTTCGAATATTTCTAATTGTACTTGTGTGGCTATTTTGTTAAACTCGTTAGGAGTAATGTAGCCTCTTTGTTCTTTATTAAGTAATAATAAGACTGTTTGATATACTGTGTTTACGTTTATAGCCATTTTAATATTTTTGTAATAAAAAAGGCGGCCGCATAGCCGCCTTAATTATAATCACTTGTTATTTGAGTTTTTTCTGTATAGATTTATAAATTTCAATACCCTCATCTGTTTTTAAATAAACAGCAAACGCTGAGTATGGATGCTCATCAAAAGGTACTTGCATTAATTTCTTACCATTGCTAACCCAACTAAATGTTCTTTGATCTTGAGATAATTTAATTATGTTAGCCTCTGCAGCTTTTATAGCGAAATTTCTAAGTTCTACATTTTCATCGTTTACTAACTCTAAGAATAAATTAGGGTTTCTTTTAGCAAATATAAGTAAATCTCTTTTTACTTCACTAGAACTCATATCTGACACTCTAGAACCTATCTCAACTCTTAGTATAGCTTCACAATGATCAATATCTAAATCTCTAGCAGCTGACAATGCAGCAAACTCAATCTCTATATCTTCAATTTCGTTAGTTGCTTCAACCACAGTATCTAACTCCTTATATTTTTTATTTCTATAAGGATGGTACATAGATAAAAGTTTTTGTAGAGATTGTTTTTCTTTTGGAACTGATAACGTTCCATTTCTAAACACTACATGTTCTAATGTAACCATTCCGTTTTGTTCGTCTACAAATGGACTGTTTTGATTAGTAGCGTATCTTAACTCTCTTTGTTCTCCTGTTTCTTTATCAAAATAAATAAGTGGAAACCTTCTCGAGTGTTTAGATGCTAATGTATAAGTTAATGGAGACAAATCATTACTTAAGTAATAATTTCTATCTTTAATCTCCCATGTTTCTTCGTTTTTCATAATATATAATATAATTGTTTTAAAAATTCCCGCTTGTGCGGGATTATTGTGTTTTTACTTTCTATTTCTAGGCTTCGTTACCATTACCATTATCACCTGGCCCTGGCACTGGGCTTTGAAATTGAAATTCTGCTTGATCAACACTATCGCAAGTTACACCTATTGGTAATTCTAAAGTGGGGTGTGAATTTGGTGATTGAGCAGCTTTTATAAAAACTTCATTAATAGCCTTAGTTATTAATACTCTATTATCGTCATTACCACCAGTAATATTTATTTTCCAACAACCTTCATTATTTCCCCATGCTTTTGGGATTTGCCAGTAATTATTAATACCAATAGGTGGTGGTACAACAGTTAATACTAATCCATTTAAAGAATCAAAAACTGGTAAATATTGCATCTTATCACTCTCATAAGTCAGCATATCTTCTGTTATTGTAGTTTGCATAGTAAACTCATATTCGTTACCCAAGTTAGAGCCCGCTGGTACTGTAAAAAATAATCTATCTCCAACTTTATAACCTGTTGGTTCAGATTCGTAATAGAGGCTAAGCCTAAATTCAGGCGGGAGCAAGAGTTGAAATTCAACTGATAGTCCAGATCCATCTCCATCTGTATCTATTGGTACTCCGTTGTATAGCCCGCTGTATTGCTGCCCATTAACGGACCCGTCTACTGCTACCCAATTATCTTCATTCCATAAAGGGCTGCTTTGACTTGTGTTTAACCCAGTGTTAGTTGTTGGTATTTTTATTATGTTTCCCATTTTAGTTATTGTTGTATGTTTGGAATTGAGTAAAAGGAATGTCAGACTTTAAAACCGCTCCACTAGGCATTTTAAAATCTACCAAAGAGCCAGGCTCTTGTTGTGCGTTTATTAAAGCTGTTTCTAAAGTTAATTTATCGTGCTCAGTTATGTCTTTGTCAAAATCAAGTTCTAATCTCCATAGGTTATAAGTATTTGAATAATAAATTTTTATTCTACTAGAACTATTACCTTGATCACACCTGTAAGCTAATTTAGCATTTATTGGAAGTTTTCCTCCAGCTTCCCATTCAATGTTTAAAATCGGGTTTTCCATTTTCTAATTTTTTTAAATGTTAATAAAGTGGAGAGCGTTAACCCTCCACATTTATTTTGTAAAATGTATATTATGCTGTAAATAACACGAAGTTATTAGCAGCTTGAACACATAGACATCTTTCAGATAAGTAATGAACCTCCATAGCATCTAAAGATGATGTGTAAGCACCACCAACAGAACCAGTAATCCATGACTTCATTCTACGATCATCAGTTTCAGAAGCTCTATATCTTACATGTAAGAAAGGTCGTCTGATATTTGATCCTAACATTTGATCATATACTGTAGATGTTCCAGCTGGTATTAACACACCTTTAACGTTATCAACCATACCTCTAGTAGAAGCATCATTTAAGTATTTCCAGTCAGTTTTGTAAAAGTCATAAGAACCTCTTCTAAAACCTGAAAAACCAAAGTTAAGTGCCATTTCAGCTTCGTTATCGAATAAACCGAAAGAAGCAGCAGCAGTAGAAGCAAAACTTCCACCCGCCATAGAAGCAATCATGTCGTCAAAATCAAGAGCAGTAGCTCTATCTAAAAATAACATGTTTTCCTCAATAGCTCCTTGTAGATCTAATTGCTGTAAGATCTCATCAAAATCACCTAAAGCACCTGTTCCAGGGTTAGCAGCTCCAGCAAATCCTTGATACACATTACCTCTTTCTTCTATAGCAGAGAATAAACCTTGTGTACCTTTACCAGCATCAGTTGATGCAGCCAAGCCAGCAACAGCAGATCCAGTAGCAGCAAGTTCACCTTCAACCATTGACATTTCAAGATAATCTTCATATCTTAATCTAGTCTCTGATTCAGCTTTCATATACCACAAAAATCCAGATGTTCCGTCTTCAGTTGCAACTTCAACCCAACCAATTTGAGCAGTGTCAGAACCATTAACTAAATACTTATCTTTTATAATGATAGGTCTGTTACTGAACTGAGTTAATGTTGGAGTTACAGATCCTTCCATACCGAGTGTTCCTTTTGCGAAATCAGAACCATAAACAAATAGTTTAAGTGGATTTTCACTTCCTGTTCCTACAGCATTAAAGTTTGCAGCAGTATAACAAGCTCCATCAAAAGTATATGTTGTTGCATTACCTGGGTTTGGAGCACTGGTAACTAAACCTTTTAAAGTTACGCCATCAACTGGGTTGTGAACTACGAAAGTTTGATTCTTTCTAATAACTAATTCGCCCTCACCAGTTGGTAGTGTTACAGTGAATGTATTACCAGAACGTGTTACGTTATCATAACCTAAGTGTAGTCTATTTTGTTCAGACCAAATTACTTGATCCGATGTCATTGGCATTTCAGCGCCAACCATTCTTAAAAAACCTGATAACGTTCTGTTACCAAATCTTTCTACCTCTTGCTCGTAGAGCTCAGGTAGATATTGTTGTGCAAAATCAGCAAAGTTTTCTCCACCTTTTTCATTCCACTGTAAGTAGTTTGAAGAGAGAACCGACTGATCTTGAGTAGGTGTAAGTCCAGCATTTTGCTTTGTGAAATTTCCTAAAGCCATAATTTATTATTTTAAGTTTTGTTTATCGTTTTATTTTTAGTTTATTACTATTTATACCATTGATTGCTTTTAATTTAAATCCTTTTATATGAATATCTTCAGGTGCACTTTGTCGTGCATCTTTATTTATATTTTTAGATTTAGCAACTACATCTTTAACAGCGTCGGCTTTACCTTGCTCATAAAAATGTTGTGCTATATTATCAGCATTTCTAGCGGCATATATAGCTTTATGATAGCCTTTAACATCAGTAACCTCTCCTTTATCATTTAAGAACTTCTTAACTACATTTGAAATGTCAGATTGAGCATTGGCAACATCTTCTGGATTATTAATACCATACCTAAACTTTTTTTCTCCTAAACTAAATTCAAAACCTTTGAAATCAGAGAAATATGTTTTGGTATCGTTTTTAAACATCTCATGTCGCTTTTGCGCTACCTCTTTGTCTTTGGAAAATTTGTTGAAAAACTCTCTCGCTTTTGTAAGTTCGTTGTTTACTGTAGGCCTCAACTTGATTTCTTCGTAATACTTATCTTTTAAACTATCTAAAAACGTTTTCGCTTTTGCAACCTCTTCCTTTTTTGCGAGTTTTTTTCGACGTATCTCTCGCTCTTCGTCGTAATCTTCTTCCACCTTAAAATTCTCTTCCATTATAAAGTCAATTTCATCAGGTTCTAAGTGTGGTTTAGTATTTTTATAATATTCTTTTAACAGTGTATCATCATCAATATTACTGTAATCAGCATTTAATCTAATATAATCCTGCATGTTACCACCTGTTTCTTCCATAAACTGTACCAGCTTATTTACACCTTCTGGTAATTTTTGTTTTTCTTCAACAACCACCTCAGGTTCTTTAATATCTTCTTCGCTTGATATTTCTTCTATTACAGGTTTTGAATTTTCCTCAACTAGTTCTTCGGCATTCCGTACTTCTTCAACCACTTCTTTGCCACTTGTCTCGTCTTTCTTTTCTTCGACAACAACATCGCTATTGCTTGCTTCTTGTGCTTGAACGGCATTTTCTTCAGTTTTTGTTTCTTTATTACTTAGATCTATTCTAGCTGTAGCTTTTGAGTTGTTAGCTAGTTTTTTAGGTCTACCTTTTTTCTTTTTCATTTTAAACTCACCTTCTTGAGGTGTGTTTTCTATTTTGTTATTTTCCATGATATGATATTATATAATTATTGTATTGTTACCGTTTACTACATTTGTGGAATTTGACCTCCTAGTTCTTCCGTTAACGGTGGTCCTTGGTTTTGAGTAGCAAAGTCAGTTGGTAATAAACCGTCTTGTCTTTGCTGTATCATAGCGCTTTGTTGAGTAGCTTCCATTTTTGATCTTTGATCTTTACGATCTTCAATCATTTGCTCTCTATTAACGTCTTTTTGTAAATTTATTTGAGCTAGTTGTTTATCAAACTCGAATTTTTGCTGAGCTAAAGTTAGTTGATTTTGTAGTTCAGCACCCATTTGTTGTATCTTAAAATCAGACTTACCTTTCTCTAATTGTAACTCTGTTTGAGCTATAGCTTCTCTCTTTTGTACTTCATACATAGCAGCTTTTTCAGCTGACTCAGCGTTTGCTTGAGCCTGCGACTGAATCATTCTTTGTTGAGCTTCTTGATCTTGTTTAGCTTTTTGTCTTCTTTTAAGCTTTAATAATTGATTAGCTAATCTAAGATTATGTATGTTTCGTATGTCAATAGCATCTTCAAGATTTATTTGATTACCTTTTAAAGCTATTTCAATATTTTGTTCTAATATTTGTTTATCTTCTTCATCTGGCTCTAAGTCTAGAAAAATACCAAAATCATAAAGATGTAAATCTTTTATTTCTTCTAAAGTAGCAACGTTGTATAAACTTATACTATTTACTAGTGACTCGTTAGTTAGCTCAAACTCTAAAGAATCAGCAACTCTTAAAGCTACATTTTCACAAGTTTTTAATGTGACATACAAACCTGCATCTAATATATGTCTAGTTGCAACGTTTGATTGAGCAACAGCTAGTTTTTGTAATCCTAATAAAGCATCTTTATCTGGGTTACTACCATCTCTAGCTTCGTTAAGCCCGGTTACATCTCTTATCATTTGTAAATAATACTGATAAGTTTGTATCAAACTTTGTATTTTAGCTTGGTGAGCTGAAGTTTGTAATTCCTGTATTGGCACTCTGCCAGGGTTCATATCACCATCCTGTGTCATTGATCTACCAACAATGCTACCAGTTTGGAAATACATGTTTAAAGCTTCACGAGGGTTGTAACTAGTTCCATTACCTAAATCAACCTCTGCTAAACCGTCTACGTCTAAATAAACACCATCAGGAACCATCCTAGCTAATACCTGCTGTAACTTTAACGATGTTAACTGTATCATGTCACCGAAGGTTATCATACGCTCAACTAAAGATGTTATTCTACCTTTATACATTGAAGGTGCACATAGAGTATAATTCATATTAACCTTGCAAAGATTAGAATTAGGTCTAGTCATATTTTCAGCAACTTTCCAATCTAACATTATTGGATGTCCTAGTATTTTTGCACCATGGTAAAGAACCTCTATAGACCTACTTACTCTTTCAAAACCATCATTTGGTGGTGGAGCAAAAGTATCTGGTTTTTCCAAAGCCTTCTCTAATCCATTAGCTGTTTTCTTTATTTTAAATACTTGGTCACTATATGTTTTGTATTCAAAATATAAAACCTGTATTGTATCACTATCTCTATTTCCCCTGTAACTTCTTCTGTAGTTAGTATTACCAGGCATTTTCTGAATTGTTTCTAATTCTTCATTTGTTATGTTCGGAAACTGCTTTTTAAGTTCTGGTAGTGAAATGTTTTTCACCTCACCTACATAATATATATCTTCAAAATTAGGATCATCAGTATATGAATAAACAACGTTAACTGGATCTACATAGTCAACAACAACACCTTCTGATTTGTTCCAAGAGGTTTTAACAACACCGATACCAAGTTCAACTAAATCCCTGTAAAGCCTTCGTTTAGTTAATTCATATTTATTTCTATCTAGTGTGTTATTAATAACTTCTTCTTCAGCTATTTCTACAGATTGTTTATAATCTAGTTGTAAGTGTATTTCAAGTTCTTCTTCATTTTCAGGAGGGTTACTCATGTTTTTAACTTCAGATATATCAACTCCCATTTGAGCTTTAACCTCCTCTATAAAATCTCTAGTAACTATATTTTTATGAAGTTTTTCAGCATAAGCTGTTCTCTTTCTTTGAGAAGCTGGATCCTGAGCATAAGCTTTTATGTCATATATTTTTTCTGACATACCGTTAACTACTATATCTACAAACTTAGGTATAATTGCTACAGGTGTCCAATCTAAGTTTAAGTAAGACAAATCACCATCAATAGCCATTTCATCTTTGTATTTTTGTATAGACTGCTCTGCTCTAGCATATAGCCTTCTTCTATGAAACACATTGTAATTATTTGTATATCTAGCTCCGCCAACTCCAGCAGCCCACCACTCTCCCTCAATGGCTCTGCCTACTTGCAAACCATAGTCAAGTGTCATTTTCTCTTCTTGGGGAACTACCTGATCAGGAAAGGAACTTTGTGTATTAGTGTAAATCATTTATTATGTTATTTTTGAAGTTACTCCGTCGTTGTCATATCTTTTAAAACCTAAATCAATGCTCTTAACTTGTCTTTTTAAGTTTGGTTTGTATTTATTTTTATTACAAGCCATTATTGCTAAGCCAGAACTAATAGAAGCATCGTGTTTGGTTCTTTTGTTTATATCAAATTGTGACCAATCTTCTAAAGTACGCTGATGATACATATCTCCGTATCCAGACTCTCTCAAGCCTACAAAGTCTTCTATATAAGCTTCAATAGCTGCAGCATGAACTTGTTTAATATCTTCACTAGAGTTTGGTATACCACCTATTTCTTTTTCCGCTATAGAAAGTTTATTCCAAACTTTGTCTGGCCTGTTAATACTAAATTGCCTGTAACCTCTTCTTTTTAAATAGTACAATAGTCTTGGTTTGTTATTTTCAGCTAGTATAGGCATTCCATAAAAAACCAAAGCCATTAAAACGTCTTCAAAAAATATTTCAGCTGTTTGAGGTCTAGCTATGTATTCTAAAAAAAAGTGATTAGGAGGCGCATCTTCTAAAGAAAACTTTGTTAATCCATGTAACGCTCCTTTAGAACCACGACCGTCAACAGTACCGCTAATATCATAAGAATCACAACCGAATGCTCCAATATGCTCGTTACCTGGTTGTTTAACTCCATTTTTATTAATTACATTATTTTGTAAATCCAATGGCGGAACCCAGCTTACATTAAACCTACCATTTTTAGAAGGTAAAAAAACAACGCTAGTGTCTTTAATACCTTTTGACCATTGAAAATTACCAATAGTAGTTTGCACTGTATTATTTAATTCTTCATTAAAATCTATTTGCTCGTATATTTTAGTTAAATTAAATAATGAAGATTTAATTTCATCTCTGAAAGCGTGTTTTTCAGTTCTTGGAAATTGCCTGTAATATTCATTTAAACTATCAGGATCATCCTTTAATCCATCAACTTCGTTTTCCCAGTGTTCGATAACTCCAGTTGTAACTTCAATACCGTCAACTCCGAAAGTTTTATTTTTCGGCGTAACGAATACAGGTGATCCAAAAGTATCCATGAATCCTTCGTAGTTCCATTCCATAGGGATGAATAAAGAATACAATCCAGAAGCTGTTTGTCCGTTTTTATTTCTTCTTGTAACGCTTGAACTGTCGTATAATTTTTTGAAATTGTTTCCACCTTTTTCTAAAGCATTTGAAGTTGAACCCATCATACATTTACCTACGATTCTACGACCTAGTCTTAATGTAGTTTTTGTAACTCTCCAGTTGTTTAATATATTATCAGGTCTTTCCCATTTACCACTTTCATCATGAGCTAATAATTTTAGCTTTTCACCATCGTAAGAGTTGTCACCAGTATTTTTCCAGTCAATAGTTGTATCTAAGCCTCTTAATTCTTTTAACTTTACATTATCATCTAGTTTACGTCTAGTAAGTTTTGAAGCTGGAACCCTATATGCCAATTCAGTCTTCGGCCTATCCATACCATCTTGAATCGGTTTGAAGAAAAATGGATAATTAACGGATATTGGAACAACTTTATCTGTAAACATTTTCTTTGCATCTGATCCAGTTTTTGAAAGTATACCAAACCTAGCATCTGAAGATATTGTTGCTTGGTTAACAAGTTCAGCTGAGGACATAAATGAAAACCCAGATCTTCTGTTTTTAAGGTAGCACATTCCGTAACACCTGTTATCTGCTTTACATGCTTCCCAAAATATAAAGAATAATCTATTTGCTTCCCTGTAATCGGCTGCGCCAACGTCGATCTTTGACCATTGTAAGTACATGTAATGAGTACCAGTAATATAAATAGGAGTACCATTATTATAGAACCAGTAACCTTGTTCTCTTCTTTTAAACTCTGCATCTATGTAATCGTACCACTTTTCTTTAAATTCTGCTGGGTATTCTTCCCAGTCGAATCTACTTTTAATTCTACTTAGTTCTTTTGGGTACTCTTGTTTTTCCCAATATTGCTCCGCTTTTTCTTCACTTCGTTTAAACGGTTCATCTGTTGCTGGTAAAGCAATCCTGAGATTCTGTATTTCAATGATTTGTCCAATTTTTCCAGTTTTACTTATTACTATAAAATCATAATCAGAGTTATAACCATACTCCCATTTTTTAAA